CACCGCGATCCGCACCGTCAGGCTCCAGTCCAGCGTGGGCAGGCTGGTGTTCTGCTCGGCCGTATCGCTCAAGGGTTCCACCACGATCGCGGGGCTCTCGGCCCGTGCCATCGGTTCAACGCGGCTGCGGTAGATCCGCGTGCCCACCTGCGTGGTGTTGGTGAGCGCCGTGCGCACAGCAGCCAGAATTGTTTCGCGGCGGGTCGTCATTGCTGCAACAGCGCCAGCAGCGCCGCCTTCTGTTCCTCGGTCAACGTAGCCAACAGGTCCGCTGCAGGCTCCGGCTGCGGCTCCGCGTGGATCGGGTGCAGGTTGTCGGGATCAGCCACAGCAGTGCAGCCCTCAGGCGGCTGCCAGTCCGACTCGCCGTCCCACATCACGCGATTGATGCAACGGCCAGTATTGTCGAGGATTGCGTATTGCGTGGTCATGATCACCAGCTCCAGACGCGGACGTAACCAGCGCCACCGTTGCCGCCGGCACCTGAGTTGAAGCCGTTCAGGCTGGCACCGCCGCCTCCTCCACCGCCGCCGGGAAATGCACCGTTGCCGCCAGAACCTGCATTAGCGGTAGAAGATGCCCCGCCGCCGCCACCGCCATCACCATAAGTGCTGCCGTTGCCACCTGTACCGCCGCTTGTACCTGCAGTGCCGCCGCCGCCTCCTGTTGCTTGGCCGACCCCGCTGTTCTTTTGTTCGCCAAATCCCTGACCACCTTGTGCGCCGGTACTTACTGCATCACCACCTGTGATGCCACCGCCGCCAGCGCCGCTGCCAGGCCCTAAGGATGCTCTATTTCCTGTATTTGCGCCACCGCCGGTTGGGCTGGCAGATCCGCCGTTAGCGGCATACAAGTTGCTTGTTGATGTGCCGTAATACGAAGCCGCGCCAGCTATTCCGTTTGCTGTCGTTCCTCCATTACCGGAGCCTGTCGCTGGGGTAATGATCAAACTGCCAAACGAAGACGATCCTCCGTTGCTGCCATTGTTCCCGTTTGTGCTATCTGCTGTTACAGCTGCACCACCCGTGCCGCCCGCGCCAACCGTCACCGTTTCAGTTGCACCCGCCAGCGAAGCAGGCATCCACCGACTGACGAATTTACCGGATGCGCCACCGCCGCCTCCACAGCGCACACTTGCTGCAGCACCACGGCGACCACTGCCACCGCCACCACCGCCACTGACGCATTCGACGTAAATAAACGTCACCCCAGCAGGCTTTGTCCAAGTGCCGCTGCTGGTGAACTCTTGGTAGTTGGCCGCCCCGGCGCCACCAGTAGCCGCCAGCGTGCCGCTGGTCAGCGACAGGCCGCTGCCGACCGAGATCTCCTCAGCCACACCCGTGCCAGCAGTCGAACGGCCCAGCAGCTTGCCGGTGCCCATGCTGGTGCTGACGGTCTGCGTGCCGCTGTTGTAGGCGATCGGCGCCGTAGCCGCCACCACACCAGCAGGTCCCTGCGGGCCGGTGGCACCCGTTGCACCTGTTGGGCCGGCAGGGCCTTGCGGTCCAGTGGCACCCGTAGCGCCGGCCGGGCCGGTGGGGCCGGGGTCACCCTGGATGCCCTGCGGACCTTGCGGGCCTGTGGCACCCGTCGCACCAGTGGCACCTGTTGCGCCGGCTGGTCCTGTTGCACCTTGCGGGCCGATCAGGCTGGTGGCTGATCCCCAGGAACCTGAGGTCTTGGGGCCGTAGACCGTGTTGGCCGTGGTGTCGATGTAGAAGTCACCATCGACGCCAAGCCCGGCCGATGGCGCGCCGCTGCCGCTGCGCATCGTCTTGCCATCTGCACCAGTTGGTCCTGCTGCACCCGTAGCACCTGCAGGGCCTGCGGGGCCTTGTGGTCCTGTTGCACCCGTTGCACCTGTTGCGCCGGTGGCACCAGCTGGTCCCTGCGGCCCGGTGTCGCCGGTGTCGCCTTTCAGACCTTGCGGGCCTTGCGGTCCCTGCGGACCAGTCGCACCAGTGGCGCCGGTCGCGCCTGTGGGGCCGGCTGGTCCCGTCGCGCCTGCGGGGCCTGCAGGGCCGGCTGGTCCCTGTTGCCCGACGAAATACCCAAGGCTGTTCCAGGCCGTTGCACCGTTGCCAACCTTGAACTGGCCGGTGTCGGTCTCGTAGCCGATCTCACCGGCAAGCAGCACCGTGTTGGCTGCCGTCCAGGCAGCAGCGGTTTTGCGCTGGACCTGTACCTTTGCCATCAGGTGTTTCCGTCGATCACGTCTTCATTGACCCAGTTGGTGCCGTCATAGACCAGCACGTCACCAGCTTGCGGGCTGTCAGCGTTCACATCGCCAAGGTCGCTGAGCTTCAGCGTGTAGTCCGCCGGATTGCTGCCAGGTGCCGGCACATCAGGCGCCAGTTTCATCAGCCCGATCTCGACGAACTTGCCGTCATCAATCCGGCGCGTCTCGCGCACCTGATAGTTGGTGCCGTCCACCGTGATGCTGTCACCAAACAGCAGCCCGCCAAAATCAGCCGCGCGGCAGGTCAGCGTGTAGTCAGTGCTCAGCACCATGTCGCCGGCCACCACCTGCGTCGGCATGTCGAGGATGCCCAGCGCAGTGATCGCGCCAGCTGTGCAGCTGACGCCAAAGTCGTCCAGGAAGATCGATAGATCCTCACTGATCGCCATCGGTGGCCTCCGGCTTGGCCTTGCGGGTTGCCTTGGGCTTGGGTTCCTCGGCCGGCGCCTCAACAGCGCGGCCCATGCGGAGCAGCTCAGCAGCCACAGCAGAGTCCAGCTCGTAGACCTTGCCGGCCTCGAGATACTCACCGCGTGCTGCGCAATCGCTAGAGATGAGAACCTTCATCGAAAAAAAGGGGGGCGGTTGCCCGCCCCCGGCTCCTATCAGGTGGTGATGTCCAGGATGGCAGCGAAGCTCTTGGGATCGCGGACGGCGACATCGTATGTGACGATGCCGCGAACGCTGGTCAGAGCCTTGCTGAAGTCGTCCTGATCTTCGCCCACGGTGATCTCGAGGCCGTTGCCCCAGAAGCCCACCATGGCCTGGCTGAAGTCACCCATCACCAGAGCGGAGCAAACGCCGCTGCTGGAGCCCTTGGTCAGGTTGCTGGGAACCTGGTTGGTCAGGGCGAGGGGGTAGCCGTTCAGGTTGGCGGGGGTGGGGCCGCGGCCGATGGCGTTCAGCTGATCGTTGACCAGGAAGGGGCCGTCGCCGGTGGTGGAACCGCCAGCGCGCAGCTTCTTCAGGGCAGCCGACACCTTGTAGTTGGTGAGGTAGGCCACGTTGGCTGCGTTCACAACGCCGTTGGCCTGCATCACAGCAGACTCGAGGTCGACCACCTTCTCCACGGTGATGGCGCCACCGTTGGTGCCCATCGCCACAGAGCCGATGCCGGAGGTCTGCATGATGCCGGTGGGCTGGCCGCTGGAGCCAGAACCGTTCAGGATGCCCAGATCGATGGCGAGGTTAATGCCATCGGTGAGGTCACGACGCACCAGCTCCTCGATGCCAGGGGTGCCCTGCAGAAGGGTCTGGCGGCTGTACTTAGACAGAGCGGCCAGGTTCTTGGGGCTCATGGTCACCTGGTCGAAGGTGGACTCCGACTGGGTGATGGCCGTGGTTTGTGTCGAGAGGTAGTAGGTCGAAGCCACACCGGAGCGGCGGGGGATCGCCACGTTGCCCACCAGGCCAGGCATGGTGCGCACGCCCAGCTGGAGCATCAGGGCGTTGTTCCGCAGGAACTCGATAAAGTCGTTGGCCAGCAGATCAGTCGCAACCAGGTTGCCGCCGGTGGTGGCACCGGAGGTCACATAGGTGGCGCGCTGGTTGAGAGCAGCAAAGGGAACAAAGAAGCTGCGCTCGGTGGTCTTGGACACACCGGACTTCTCCACCTCACGCGACAACTCGCGCACCAGGCCGGCCTCGCGGCTCGACCAGTCGCCGGTCAGCATGGCGCGGATGCCAGCGGTGATGCTGTAAGCAGCGCGCTCCTCAGAGGCCATCTCCACAGGGGCGACAGTCTCAACAGGCTTGGCGCCCAGCTTGTCGAGCACAACGGCGCGAGCCTCATCAAGGCTGCGGCCGCCGTCGATCAGCTGGCGACCGAGATCGGCCATGCCGTGCTTTTCGGTCAGGGCAGTGATGCCGGCAATACGGGCGCGCTCAGCTTTGGCAGCCTCAGCAGCCGCTTCAGCCCGCACCGCCGTCAGATCGGGGGTGTTTTCCATCGGAACCTCAGGTTCTGTTTCGGGGGTTGGTGATGCGGCTGGGGCCGCAGGATCGGTCTCGAGAGACCGACCCACACCCACAGTGGGGTCTGCAGGTATGCTAACCACGCTGATCTCGTAGGGAGCCCAGCTGGTAGCAACGAAGTCGCCGCTACCTCTTTGCTCCATTTCGTTGATTGCGTAGCCAAAGGATACGTTCCGCAGAACGCCATCCTTCACGTCAGCCAGCACCTCTTGTGCAAAGGCGTTGCGGCTGAACTTCACCGTGGCGTAACCACGTTTCTTCTCTCCGTCGATCCAGGCGCGTTCCACCACGCCGATCACCTTGCCGGGGTCATGGTTGAACAGCAGCGGCGCTGCATCGTTCAGGCGGCTCAGATCAGCGCTGCGCGTGTCGTGCTGCAGCACTTCATTCCCGAAATACCGGGCGACGGGATACTCAGAGCTGAAGGGGAACTCGATCGTGCGCTGGTCCTCGCTGACCGTGAAGTCAGCTACCTCGGCGCGCTTCAGCAGCTGCCCTTCAAGATCACGCGATAGGTCCATCGGTGCTCTCTGCATCTACGTTGTCTTCCACATTATCGTCGGCCTCATCGGGATCACTGGCCGGGTTCATCTCCTCGGCCTGATCTTCCGCCGGATCGCTGGGCTGCTCGGTGCCCGAACCGTTCACCTCATGCGGGTCGGTGTCGAACATCAGATCAAGCTCATCGGCCATCTGCAGCTCAGCAGCGCGCGCCAGCAGCAGCTCCTCGAGGTCGCCGCCTTGCTCCGCCACCACATCCGCCTGCGTCTTGAACCCGCAGCGCACGGCATCCTTGTACGCCTGCACTTCCTTGGCCGGATCCACCCACGCCCAGCCGCGCGGCATCCACCGCACACGCCGATAGCGATCGGGATCGGTCTCGTAGGCCGGCAAGTTCAGCGCACCGCCGAGCACTGCCATCTCAAGCCATGCCTCGAACACCGGCTTGTGGAAGTTCTCAATCATGAAATGCTGCAGCGCCTTCCAGTTCTCCCGGTCCTCCAGCAGGCTCAGCCGGCTGCTGCTGTAGTTGGTCTGGCTGAAGTCGCGTGAGATCGTCTCATAGCTACAGCCCACACCGGCCGCCATCGCGCGCAGCATTGCCCGCAAAAACGGCTCCAGCTGGCCATCGGGCGCATCGAGCTGCGGCACTGTCACGCTCTCGCCCGGCGCCAGATACTTGAACACACCGGGCTCGAAGTTGCTCACCCGCTCACCGTCGAGCACCTCATCGCCCAGCAGTTCGCCCTCAGGGCTGGTGATGAACCCCATCAATGAGCTGCTCGCACGCGCGCGCACCACCTCCGCCTGCTCATAGCCCGACAGCATGTGCAGCCGCTGGATAGCACTGGCCAGCCAGGGCACACCGCGGGTCTGGCCGGGGCGCTCGATCACATAGAGATGCAGCACCTCAGCAGCAGGCACCAGCCGGTGACGTGCCGTGGTGCCAGGTCCGAACGATGAGTCGCCAGGGTGTTTGGTGAGGAACGCATACTGCACCGGCCGTCCCCAGCGGTTCAGCTCCACGCCCATCCGCCACTCGTTGCCCTCGATCGTGCTCGGCCCCGTGTAGTTGTCGTCCAGCAGATCGCTCTCGATGATCTCCAGCGCGAACGGCACCTTGCTGCCACCGAACGGTTGCCGCACCATCCGCACGAACACCTCACCGCTCTCGGCCACCGCACCGATCAGCAGCCGCTCGATGTCTTGAAAGCTCAGCCGGCCCGCAGTGTGGCAGGTGCTCTTGCGGCCCCAATCCGCCCAGGCCAGCTCGATCGCATCGTTCACCGTCTGATCCAACCGGCCACCGCCGCGTTGCATCCGTACCTGCGCCTGCATCCTGATGCCGGTGCCGATCACGTTGTTGCGCACCGCGCGGATCGCCTGCCGCGCGTAGTCGTTGTCGCGCACCAGCTGGCGGGAGCGGTTGCGCAGCCGGGGCAGGCTGCCCTTGATTTCCGCGTCAGCGGAGGTGCCGCTTGTCACCCAGTCGCTGGTCAGCCTGCTGACCCGCGCGCCTTCATACATCCGCCGGCGCGGTATCGGTGCCGGCGTGCCCTGCTGCAGCCAGCCGAGGATCGAGGATCGGATGCCCATCAGAAGCGCACGAAAAGGTTATGGGGGTTGCCGAGGCCGTTGGCCTGCAGCTGCGCGGCCTGTTCGCGCTTCACGCTGGCCTTCAGATTAGATTCAAGCGCCAGTAGATCGGCCAGCTCCATCTTCTTCAGACGCCGGCTGCCGATGCTGTACTCAGCCACCGCACCGCCCGAGATCATCGAGCGGATCGCGGCCTGCACCGCATCGAGATCCTTCTGCGCCTGGCTGCGATTATCGACCGCGGCTGGCGTTCCGGTGTAGGCAAGGTTGGCGTCGATCTCGAACTGCCCCGAGCCCAGCGTGACGGTCTCGCCCGCCTTGGTGGCTACCGCCTGCCAGTAGCCGGTGTCGTCCGCGTGGAAGCCCTCGGTCGTCGCGGCCGTCAGGCTGAACTGCCAGCCCTGCCCATAGGCCGTGCCCACAGCCGTGGCGCCGTGATTGTTCCGATCGAATCGGAAGTAATAGGTCAGCGTCCAGCCGGTCGGGCTGCTGATCGCGTTGCCAAACACATCCGCGCTGGCATCGTCGCGCCACTTGACCGTATCGCCTTCAGTTATCCGCGCAGGGAAGTTCACGGCCTCACCAGCTGTTGACGAACGCCGACGCTCCGGCTCCTCCCGATCTTAGGCGCGGCTTGCGTGGCTCAGCATCCCCATTCTGCAGGCGCTTCTCCAGCTGGTCCCACACAGTTCTCCGGTCGTATCGCTGGTAAATCCGATGTACCGCTGCGTACGCATACACCATGCAGTCCAGCGCCTCGTTGCGCGCGCTCGGTTTCTTCACCCACTCCCGCACCGGGAAGCCCTTCACATAGCGCAGCGCCTGCTTCTCCGCCGTCAGCTGCTCGAAATACTCAGCACCCGTCTGCGCATGGAAGTGCAGATAGCCCGGCCCCGGATCGTTGTGCTTCAACCGCCCGAACAGCGTGGTCTTGATCGTGTCACCACCAACCGGGAACACCAGCGCACCGCGCTTCAAGGTCTGCCCCTTGGCGTTGATGTCCACCTTGGTGGGCTTGCCGATCGGCGCCTTGCCCCTCTGGCTCTGACCCTTGATGGCGATCACGCCCTGCGCCTGCCGCTCCCGCGCGTACTGGTACACCTCCGCCGTGGCGTGGCCGCCGGAGTCAATCGCCACCACATCGGCCCGCAGCTTGCCGCCGCCAGCGTGCTCCCACTGATGCAGCACCAGCAGGTCCAGCTGCTTCCACACCTCAGGCCGGCACGGGTCGCCCATGATCTCCTGGTGGTCGATCAGCCAGCCTTCTTCATCACGGCCCCACGCCCACACGCTCACCGCCAGGCGATCACCAGCGGATCCACCGCCGCCCTGCACGTCCACGCCGATCGTCACCAGCAGCGCACCATCCGGCAGCTGGCCGGCCTTGTACGGCTCACACCGCTGCAGCAGTGCATCGGCGCTCACCTTGCTGGCAAAGTCCTCCTCCCACGTCTCCGCCAGCCGGGTGTTGACGAATGACTTCAGCATCGGCGCGTCCGACTTCGCCCGCAGAAAGTCGTCCACCATGTCGGCCCAGCTCAGCCAACCCAGCGGGCTGTACAGCCCACTCAGCTGGAAGCCCGCCGTCTTGCCATCGCTCGGTGCTGTCGCGCGCCACTCGCCCTGCCGCAGCATTGCCGGCTTGTGGATCTCAGCGAACCGCTCCTTGCAATGCTCGCATTCATACACCGCAGTGGCCGGGTCGTTCTTCTCCCACTTCAGCTGCGGCCACTTCAGCCACTGCATCGCCCCGCAGCTCGGGCACGGCACATAGAACCGCCGCTGATCGCTCCGCTCATACTCCGCCTCGATCCGGCTGAAGTCCTTCACCGTTGGCGTGCTGGTCAGCAGGATCTTGCGCCGCGCAAACGTCGTCGCGCGCTTCTCCGCCAGGCTCACCGGATCACCTTCGCCATCCACATCAGCCGGGAAGGCGTCGATCTCATCCATGAAGATGTAGCGGCACGGTGTCGAGCGCAGGCCCGTTGCGCTGTTCGCACCCGTCAGCAGCATCATCCCGCCGGGGAACTCCTTGGCAAACATCGTGTTGCCCGAATCCCTCGAGCGGCTCGGCGCAATCTTCTCCGTCAGCACCGGCGTCTCACTGATCAGCGACTCCAGCCGCTGCTTGCTCAG